ATCTGATATATGCTTTAATCATCCATAGGCTCTTTAGCCATCTTTAAAATCTTTCTCGCAAAAAAACTTACAATAGCAACCAAAATCAATGTTCCAAGTACGAAATAAACTGTAGGATATTTTGATAAAAAAGCATACGCCACATTGCTAAATCCTTCGCATTTTATGTAATACGCCCAACATGAGAAAATAAGCACAGATATTAGCACAAAATCGCACCACCAAATCAGCGGATACTTCTGAACCAAATTTGCATTTATGTTTTTTGAAGATTTTATATTTAACCCTGTTAATTTTGCTACGAAAAACATAAAAACAAACACCAAATTCATGATACAAAAACACCAAATCGTTCCAACTATCATAAGTTTCGTAACTGGAATATCCTTTACACCTTCAAAGATATTGTCTAACGAGCTAATACCCCCAAACACAATAAATGACAACGCAGTAAAAATAGCAACCAATGAAATTAATTGTCCATTAACTTCTTTTGACAATTTATTTCCCTCAACTTCCATTTTTTGGCTCACTATTTTTGTGTAATCTTCATCCGTCATTTTAAACAATGCCATCTGTCGTTTAGCTAAATTCATGTGATCCCATAACTTTAAGGCTGTTCGTTTAGTTCTCTCATACGGATTTCTTTGATATTTACGATCTGTTTTCCACGGATGATCTATTTCAAATTGGTTACCATACATATAATTAATTACACTGTCTAAATTTGTTTGCATTATTCCAAATTCTTCTTCTTTATCCAAAGAAAAGATATAATTTGTAATATTAGTGTACAGCAGCCTATCTTCTTTTATGATATAATCATGCAATCTATCGAAAAAAACATTTGCTTCAAATTTTTTCGAATCCTTAAGCAGCTCATTACACAAATTGTCAACCGCCGCTTCCATTTCTTGAATATAATTTGAGGTTGAATCCGATTGCTTTTTTGTATCTTTATTCCATTCAATCATTTCTATTCCTTTTCAAAATATTGCTGTATATCTTCTTTCTCAATAACATTATTGCAATATTTTTCATATGCCTTAACCCACGGATCTTGATTATGTGTAATTTCCACTAAAGCAGATGCTGTATAGTGTGCACATTGATCTACCATTTCATTAATTATTTTTCTGTCTTTTTTTAATATCAGCTCATCCGCATTCATGCATACAGCTCTAGGAATATCTGCACTACCGAAAATTTTGAATTCATGATATACCTCTGGAACAACTGGTCCAAAATCCCATGCCTCTATTTCTTCGCTAAAACATGGTTTACCTGTATTAACAAGGAATTCCGCTTGAACAAAGTATAAAATCTTTTGTAATTTCAAATTACTAATCGAATATCCTTGCCGTTTGCAATACCAAATAATGTACCTTGCAACATCCACTGCGCTATACATAACATATCCCTCCTGCTCATAAAGCAAAAAACTTGAATATAATCATCCTTACATTCAAGTTTTTCATTCTCTATTAACCTTATGATAGTTATAGTATATGTCATATTGCACAAAAAGTCTATTGACATTTTAGATAGTTTTTGTGTTGATTTTTCGTCTTTTTTATTTTTTTACTTATAAAGAAGCCTCCACCTCCCCATTAGAGGTTCCCTGTATATCCATTTTATTCCGAACTTTTCCTACGCGAACTTCAACTGCCCGCCCGCATCCTCGCCCAGGCGATCCGCCCGGCAATTTGGCAGCCGCTTCGCAACGCATAACTCTTTCAGATTCGCCCGCACCAGCGCCGTAGGTATCGGCGGACACACAGCGTTCCCGCAACGCCGCACCTGCTCCGCTCTCGGATAAGGCTTCCCGTCGCAATCCCGGTCGATGATGTAGTCGTCCGGGAATCCCTGGCATCCATACAGCTCTTTCGGTTCCAGCATCCGCAGTCCGATATCCACAATCTGATATTCAGTGCCATATATGGTTACCAGCCCGAAACGATCCTGCGCTGTGATAGTATCAAGCGGCACTTTTATATCCTGCCCGGTACCGCCACCGTAATACTTCATCAAAAACGCCCGCACCTCTCCAAAATGCCCCGGGGAGGTCGTCACTGTATGTAATGGCTCCCTTATATCTTGTCCGGTACCGCTCTTATAGAATTTGCTGATAAACGATGTAACAAGACCGTATCTGTTCGAACCATCTACCGTCATAAGCGGATCGTCAATGCCTTGCCCCCGGACTTCTCCCTGCGCTGTTTCAGAATGGTATTGAATCAATGTTGGACTGATTAAACATTGCTGATTGCCGGTTGTGATGGTATGCAACGGATCTTCGCAGCTTCCGCCCGGATGATTGGTTGTATTAGTCCCCATATATGGTGCAAGTTTAGGCTCAATAAGGCAATGCTCATTTTTGCTCACAATCGTCGTAAGCGGTTCCCGTACATCCTTACTCCGGTCTTTTGCAAATCCGGTCTGACCGATCTGTACCATATACGGCTCTACAATCCCATATCCGTGTTTTCCCGTTATAGTCGGCATTGGCTCCCGAATGTCGCTCGGTCTGCGCTCTCCGCCGTGGTTGCACTGAATGATAAAAGGCTCTGGATTGTCCAAAACAAATTTTTTTAATCCCCTTGCTATCCTGTCCATCGTCTTTTGTGCCAACGGTCTCACCGCCCGGATTCCGTACTTTTCTTTAATTTCTTCGGCGCTATCGAAGATACTCGGACACGGGAGTGAAAAATCCAACTGTGTATACGCCCCCACATAAGGTTTCAGCAAGCCAGCTTTTACCTCCGGGCTGTCTGCCGGTCCGTGGGTAGGCTTCGCCCATACAATCGGCTTGCCGTCACATCGTGCAATCAGGAAGAACCTCTTCCGCATGGTGGGCGCTCCATAGTCCGCCGCCACCAACTCCCGGAACTGCACTTCGTATCCTAAATCAGTAAGCTGCTGGACAAATTTACGGAACGTTTTTCCCTGCTTTGCCTTGATCGGATGCTTCCGACGCCCCAGCGGTCCCCACGTCTTAAACTCTTCGACATTCTCCAACATTATCACGCGCGGACGTACCAGTCCTGCCCAGCGGCAGGCAACCCACGCCAGACCGCGAATAAACTTGTCCTTTGGCTTCCCGCCCTTTGCTTTGCTGAAATGCTTACAATCTGGAGAAAACCACGCCAGCGCCACCGGATGCCCTCCACATACTTTGACCGGATCTACCTGCCACACATCCTCGCAGTAATGCTTCGTGTATGGATGATTTGCTTTGTGCATCTTGATGGCTTCCGGATCATGGTTGATTGCAATGTCTACACAATACCCCGTTGCCTCCTCGATTCCAGTACTTGCCCCGCCTCCACCGGCAAAGTTGTCTACAATCAGCTCTCCGTTAATCATTTCTGCAAGACTTCCTTTCCTCCGCCTTCCACTTCCCGCAGGCATCCTCCTCGCCTGCTGCCGTCCAACTGCAAAAATCATCAAATTCGCAGTTCCAGCATTTTCTATCATGCTCTTTCTCGCTCATCTTATCGTCCACTCCTTAACATACAAAACAATAGTTCGACCATTGACCGCTTCCGGCGACCGCCAAAACACTTGATGGCGATCGCCAGTTTCCATTTATCCAGGTTCCCATCCAGCGGTGTCGGATTCTGAAATTCATCTTCGAGCATTCTCGTTTTTGGAATAGCCACTATGATTCCGTATTCTGTCGACGATCCTGGATCGATACTACGGATATGTGCGTCAAGTGCCCCGCTTAGATAATCCTCTTTAATGTCTTTATAGCACTGCATCGTGGTTACTATGTAATTCTTTTCTCCGATGAAATTCAACCCATTCCCGCTATATACATCTGCCTTGCAACTCTTGATTTCGTAACAGGTAAAGATTCCCTTTTCGATGTCCGATATATTACACTGTCCCGCTGGCTGGAATAACATATAGTCGATCCGGCGATGCGTCCGTGCTGAGCCCGGATCGATGTTTACCTCTTTCGCCCAATGTTTTCCCAGCCCACTTAAATACTGCCGTTCCAGCAACTCGCCAAGAAATTTTGTCGTTTCTGCTCTATTCATCTCAAAACCTCTCCATGATAGTCTTGTAAAACGCATCACAGGCAGCGTCCCATCCTCTGGCATATTCATCGCCCGCATCACAGCCACCCATCTCTTTTATCAGCTCCAGCACTGCCGCTTTGGGGATGCTGTCCTCCGCATCTTTCTTCATTCCTTCCACCTCCCCAGCAGCCTCATATATCTGCTTATCTCTG